GATATTGCTTGTGCTTTTGAAGTGTATTGGCAGAACTCGCCAACTGTTTCAACTCTTAAACCGCCTTCATACTTCCTAATCGTATAGAAGCGTGGGTTGCTGTCTCTGTAGTTATCTCGCTCACTTGTGATGAAGTAGCAGCCACCATAGATTTCGCTATGGATACGACTGCTGAAAAACCTCAGCGTGGCTTTGCTGAAAAAGTGTGAGCCTGCTTTTTCTGCTTCGCTGATGATTTGGTTGATGCTTGTGTATTGCTTGCTGTCTGTTGTGTTCATTTCTGTTCCTCCTCTTGGTTGATGTGGTTAGAAACTTGGGTCAAAATACTGGTGAGTGCTGTTCAAATAAAGACTTCCGCTTTGTGTTCCTCTGCTGCGGTAATGTCCATCTGAACAAAGCGTAAAGATGTGTCGTAGTTGTGGATTCGGTCTTTCGTATTCTTCTTCAATGAAAGCAAGTGTCTTTTGAAGCACATTGTTGATATGTGCCAAACGAATACTTTGTGGAGTTGCCAACCAATTCTCATATGAAAGACCACCTAAAACATCATCAGCGTTAAGGGTTTCTATCGTCTTACCATTTCGTGTGATTCGCATAATGATTTGATGGTATGAATCAGAACCGATTGAATACGAGACTGACATTCCAACTTCTGGATTAACTTGCTTTATTATTTGCATTTCTAAGTCCTCCTCTTGAACTTTGATTGTTTGTTAATCGGTAAAAATACCTTGTGGGTGTTCAGGGCTTGAACCTGAAAGCCTGCCAGCCACCCGATCTTGCTACTTGTTGAAGTCAATTAGTGAACTAATTTGATTGTAGAGTTTGCCGATTTGATCGGTATTAAGACCAGCGATCCAGCAGAGAGTATGAATCTCGTCTTGAAGCCCTTGAGCCGTTGCCGTGTTGCGGTAGAAGTTATCTGTCTGAACAAAACCAGCGTGAATGCTGCGGTTCGTTTGAACAAGTTGTTTGTGTTCTTCGCAAACCCGAATCAATGAATTAAGCGAATCATTGATATTTTTTCTTGCATCTGCCCAACGAATTATTGCGTTGAAAAGTTTTGCTGCTGTTTTGCTTTCTGCTGTAACTTCTTCGGATTCAATCCCTGCAAGAACTTGTCTTGCAAGGCTATAAGTGCTTTCGTGTTCTCCTGAAACTAAGTTCAGAATGTTTGTTTTTAACTGTTCCATTTCTAAGTCCTCCTCTTGAACTTTCAGGCTCTTTACCTGATAAGTCAATCTTAAAGTGCCTAAACGAAATCACCCAACTAATAAACCCTATAAAACCCTTATTCTATAAGGTTTTCAAAAGATTTCTAAAAAAAGTTTGAAAATTAACAGCCTAACCACGCAGACCAACCGCACTTCCCTTGAGCCCTGTCATAACGAATCAAAGCCTGTGCAGCGTTAATCGTTATAGCGACATCAAACAAATCTGCTGGCACAAGATCCCGATTCAAAACAGTTTGCAAATATCCGTTCGGATAATAAGTAGTGCGCTGAATCCAAAACAAATTGATCTGAAACAAACCTAACGAACCTTTAACACCTTGCACCGTGTTCGGGTCATTCTTATTATGTGCCGAAGCAATACAGCGAGACTCTCGCCAAACAATCTGATCCGCTTTAACAACATCTTTCTCAAGCCAACCAGCATCACGCAAACGATTCCATAGGTCAGGACACTTAGCCCACTCAGGAACAGTGCGCTTAACATCTACCACAAAATCAAAAGGGTGCTGCCTCATTTGCAATTGCTTTACTCCTTGCGGTGCGCTCGCAGCGTCAGCAACACCAGCAAAACCAACAACGCTTACAATAAACACAATAAATAATTTTTTCACATTAACTCCAATCACCTTGTCCTCCTTCTGAACTTGGTTATAGGTTTTAGTTTTCTTTGTTCTGTCCTTGACAGGTCGTGGCGTGTTCGCTCATCGTTCGCCTTAGTCGGCGTATGTCTCAACCCTAGCATTGTTGTTGCTGACTTTGAAATATATATATATGTTTAAGTTTCAACTAACTTGACACAGTTTGAATGACCCCTACCGCTCTGCCTCACTGCGATTCCCAACAAATTATTCGCCTCACACCGTAATTACTTACAGCGTGATCTACCCTCGTTGCCGAGTGTTACCAACTACCGTGCGAATGGTTTAGGTCTGTATGTTTATTCTTCTCGTTTTCGTTTCTTACTTCTTTACGCTTTGACGAACTCCCGACACTTACAAGGCACAACATAGGTGTATGTGCGCTCTAAAACTGTTTTAGTAAAGCCTTCACAAATCAATTCTTTAGTATTGAAGTTCCATCGCTTGCCGTTATCCCAGCCGTTACCATCGCAGATCTCGCAAACAACAACTGTCTGCTCTGTCGCTGGTTTACGAAGCAACGCAAACGCTCTGTGAACTTCTTTGAGGCTAGGGAACTTCTCGTGGTGTTCCATAATTAACGGCACAACTTTTCGTGCGTCATCAACATCTTGGAGCAGTAAAAAATCGTCTGCTGTCCAAGCGTTCTTTACGGTGTTACGCCCAATCTGACTTGTAGGAAACAGACCGCAGATGCGATCTATAAAGCCTTCAATCTGCGCTGGTGTCATTTTGCCTTCTCTTTCAAGTCTCTGAATATAGCCCGTAAAACATTAATTTGTACGAATACTTTATTTTGCGAGTGTTCAGTGTCTCTATACACCATCTACTGCTTTCTGACGCTTAAGCAAATGTGCTACAAGATCATCAAATGAAATCAGTAAATCCTTAGAGGCACTATAAAAAAGTTCGTTAATTTGTCGCTGCTTATCAAACGCCTGAACTTTACGCCAATGACTCTTTGACTTAGGTGAAACACAAACTAATCCTCTTGTTTTCTGCGATACAAACACATAAGCCAAAGGTTCAACTATTTTGTTGTCAAAACTAGAAACCGTATCTACAAACAAACTTTGATAAGGATAATTCAAATAATCACTTGTAAAATCTCTGCTAGATGATTTAACTTCTAACGGTTTATAGTTCCAGTTAAAAACAATATCTTGCTCGTGTTTGGTCATATGTTCTCGTTCGGCAGTTGTTTTAGCGATCTTTATATCTGGCGCATAACATCTGATGCCTTTACTTTGTAAAATGTCGGCAACATATTTTGACCAGTAACCACCTTGCTTAAATGCTGTTACATAATCAAAAGTCATTACTGTCCGCCTTCGTAGTATTCGTGCATCGCAGGTCGCACTAATTCCTCCCAAGTGCTAAGCCTGACCATCACTAAACCTTCGCTGCCCCAATCGTCAGGCATCAAAATCGCCCGTGTAGGTTTCCGCCTAGAACCGAAATCAGCCTCATTAGAGCGCACCTGAGCCTCTATACGAAGCCACGCCGTAACAGCAGCCCCGATCTGCTTACCTGCTTTAACCTCGTTAGCAAACAAAACATCTTGCCAGCGTTCCTCGTTACCGTCACCGAACTTATGCGATGGTGCTACACCAAGACGCTTACGAGCAACACGCTGCTTGTTTAATCCTTTGGTGCGAGATCTTTTCCCTCGTGCTGTCGGATCAGCGCAACCTTTTACACGCCTGCTGCCATCTCGTGAAGGTCTGCCGAGAGTGCCGAACTTCGGACAATCAGGCAGTTTGCATTTGTCACGATTGCCTTGACAATCGCCTTTGCGTTCCTCAATCCTCATCAGCGTCATCTATCTTCTCACCACAAAAAGGCTTTCGTGGAAGAACACGCTTCACTAAACAGGCACAAAGTTTTGCGTTCATTTAACCATCTCCTTTAACTCTCTACGCAACTTCGCTCGCTGAGGCGGTGTCATTCCACCGAAAACACCCCAACGATCATCAGTGTCCTCTAACACAATAACCATATCTAAACATTCTTGACGCACCGAACAATTAGCGCAGATCGCTAACGCTTCATCGTAACGATGCTCATTCAAAGTTCTATGATCGGGGAAGAATACGCTACCTTTTTTCCCACGACACGCTGCGCTCTCAGACCAATGTTCACGACTCACTAAAAAACCTCGCAATCAAATCGTTTACTTCACCGAACTTCAAAACTGCTTCACGCAAATCATCTAACGATTTACGATCAGTGCCGTCAAAAACTACGACCTTTCTAGCGCAGTCAATTAAGACACCGATCGCAAACTCGTAAGCCATCTGTAATTCTTCAGAAGGGTTGCTCATCAGTTGCTTTCTTTCGTAAACCCATCAAATGCTTGATGAGATCTGAACCCTCTTTGGTTGTAAGCGTGTTTAGATTTGCTTTGTCAAACAGTTGCTTCAAGATCGCACTGATATCTCCATCAACAACTTCTTTTGCTAACGATGACACCAAACCCTTCTGCTTGTCTGATATCAGGCTGCCGATCTTCGCCGTAGATTTCTGCGGAGTAGAGAACGCTTGTTCTATTTGCTCGTCACTCAACGCTTCCTGATGGCTGCTTTTAGGTTGAACATTTGATGGGTGTGCCTGTTTACTCTTTTCAGCCTCTACTTGACTCATCGGATAACTCGTATAGACGCTGCTGACATTGTTGCGTGGTGCTTCCCAATCTTGTTTAGACCAAAGCGACAAGCAGATGCCGAAGCGCATCGCTGCGTTTCGCAAGAAGTCTCCAACAAGTTCCTTGTCTAAGTCGGGCTTATCTGAACGAACCGAACCGACACCGACAAGCGATTTGCCTAACAATGTAAGCGTTGCCCACATAGTTGCCACGCCGTTCGCTTCGTGTATTGCTGGTCTGCCATCAACCCAAGCGACAGGCTGCCAATTCCACATCGGGTCAATTTCAATCAATATGCGAGTAATCTCTGCGTGGCTGACATACGCAAGATT